GTAGGTGGTCTTATGAACAACATGCGTCTTTCGGCCCTTGCGAAAGCAACGGAGGGTACACGGCAGTTCAACGCCGCTTTAGCTCAGTCTAGGGATCTGGTTCGCATGTCTAATGACTACTTGAAACGCGCTAATAAAGGCCTCGAGGACCTCATTGACAAGCAGGGCAAGAAGAAACTACGGGGATTCAAAAACTCGTGGAAGAAGCTTCCAGATGAATATCTGGCTTATCTCTATGGTATCGCACCTCTGGGTGATGATATCGCGAATGGGATGGACCAATTGACTCGAATGAGATCAGATGGCAACACGCTACACATGATTTTGAAATCACGAAAGACGTTTCGCGAGTCATTCACAGAATACGGTGATGTGAGATGGGGTACCGGAACAGCACAAATTAGCTGTCCTGGTCGCCGTATCACAACCTGTTCTGTGGGTTATCGCTTTGACATTCCGTCGTGGTTTCTCGATCGTGCTCCGCCTGTGTCTCTGTTCAGTACAGCTTATGAGCTGGCACCTTCCTCGTTCGTGCTTGATTGGTTCCTCCCCATTGGTAATTGGATTGGCGCTCTTGAGTCAGCCCAGTATTCGCCCTTCTTCACAGAAGGTTTTGAAACCTGGATGGTTCGGGAGACCGTCGATCTAGCATCCGCTACCTATCGGGACGGCCATGGATCTCTTCAGATGCATGGTCGCCTTGAAAGGGGGCAGATGGTTCGTTCAGCTCTCAGCACGTATCCTAGCTCAATTACCACTAGGCCCGCGCTAAACCCGTTCCCTGGAGTGAATCAAATCTCTCAGGGTCTTGCTCTGCTAACTCAGAGACTTAAACGCCTCCGTTAGGAGCATAAAGGTCAATAATGCCTATTACACTCAATACCAAAGTCTACGACAACGTCGGGTTTAACTCCAATGGACAATTCGTTTACTCTGAAAAGTCCGGCGGAACGCCCACCAGTTTTGGCTACCTCACTGCAAAAGTGAATGCCGGGACCGGGAAAGCGGATTCGACGTCAAAGTGGAACTTGAGTCTGCCCATCGTGGCAACCGTAGACGGGCCGAACCATTCAGCCGGTGACGTGATCAGGACGTATTACGTCCAGATTCATGTCACCGAGCCGCCTGGCTCGACTTCCGCCGAACGAACTGATATCCGCCTGCGAATCAAATCGCTCGTCGATACTGCCCAGTTTATTGGATCAGTCGTCGACGTCTCTCAGCCTTCTGGCTGATTGAGGCCTTCCCGCAAGGATTTCCTTACGGGTCGTAGTTCGTCGCCATTAATATTACTCAATGGAGGTTTTAATGAAAACGTCACGTCGCAACACGCGGCCGACATGGTTGACACGAGATGTAACGGACAACGTGCTCGCATCTTTTCGGGAAAGTTTCCAATTTTCTGGGAACCTACTCGACCTTGTATCACAGGACATGCCCGATGCTGATATGTTTACCGATCCGGAAAAGTTCCGGGCGGCGTATTGGCGGGCTGAAATGTGGTCCAAGTACCCTTTTAAAATCGAAGGGATTGATACGGAAGCTGCAGCAATGCAGTCTTTCGCAGAGTACGAACTTCGTTGTGCTGACGCAAATAAAAAGCTGTGCGATCTATGGGCTCGACCCATCCCGGAAGGGATGCGAAAGACCCTGTGGAAAGCACGGCAACTGATGCATGATCTATTTGAGGAATTCTCCTTAGATGAGGTTATACAGCACTGTAAATGGGGCCCTGGCGCATCAACATCAATGCGTCGGACTCAAGCTACACCTCAAAATAAGTGGGTTTTTGGTTCCCACATAACTGAGGACGCACTGCCGTGGTATTACGCCTTTCAACGGCTGACAGGGTGGGTTTTCTCCCGACCTGTCATCGTTGAAGGTAACACGGTGGTAACTGTACCGAAAAACGCTAAGACACGTCGAACTATCGCTATTGAACCCGATTGGAATATGTTTTTCCAGCTCGGACTCGGTGGTGCTATACGACGTCGCCTCCAAAGGAGGTTCGGTCTTCTTCGGAGAGACAGCCAGCAGGTTAACCAGCTCCTTGCCCGTGAGGGTTCGAAGACAGGTGATCTGGCAACTGTAGATCTGAAGGGTGCGAGTGACGGAGTGTCGCTTGCATTAGTTGAAGCTCTCGTTCCACATGAGGTGTTTAAGGCCCTGGTCTCGCTCCGGTCCCCAAAAGGGACCTTGCGTGGTCAGGGAGATACGTCCGTGACCTACGAGAAAATATCCTCGATGGGTAACGGCTACACCTTTGAACTCGAGACAGCGATCTTTTACTGTCTCGTACGAGCTGCTTCAGGTCACGCTGTGTGCTACGGTGATGATATCATCGTTGCCACGACCGCTGCCAGCTGGACGATGGAGGTTCTGTCGTTCTGCGGGTTCACGGTAAACGTTAAGAAAACGCACGTGCACGGCCCCTTTCGGGAGTCGTGCGGCGGTCATTATTTTAACGGCGTGACTGTTACACCGCCTTACGTCAAGAAACCATTAGTGGGTCCGAAAAGACTCACTTTCTGCAATCGCGTGAGCGAATTGTCGGATAATGGTCATTGGCGTGATTCCCTTGGATTCGATGTGTGGAAGTCGTGCGCTAGTGGTGTTCCTGAGTATATCCAGGGTCCCATCACTGTTGACGGCGTCTTGCACGTTTCACGGCCCAAGGTTCTTACGTTCTGTAAAGGATTGTACACGCTGCAAGGAACTCGAGTAATCGAGTCCGCGGCCGACCGGGAATCCATCCCCATCGGTGGTTACATACAGGCTCTGTACAAAGGTTATCACCTCGGCGATGACATTTCGCACTCTTACGAGTCGGAGTCACTGGTCAAGGTCCGTTACGGAACGTGGCGGGAGGTATGGCAGGGGCGCAGCCCCTGGTCCTGCTGTAGCAATACAGTCTAGAGATAGCAGCACCCTTTTCTGCACTGCAGAGGAACACAGCCGGTAATTTGGCTGTGTAAGGGCTATTCCAGCCCTA